GTTGCTTCTTATAGAAACAATACTATAAGTCCTTTTAATTTTCCACAAGTTATTAAAAAAGTTGGAGAAAAATATAATAATGCATATGTTTTGGTGGAGACAAACGACATAGGCGGCCAGGTTTCCAGTATTCTGTATAATGATTTAAATTATGAAAATCTCTTAATGACTCGTATAATGGGAAGAAAAGGCCAGATGTTGTCACAAGGATTTGCCTCAGGTAAGAGCGAAATGGGATTGCGAACAACAGCGCAAACCAAAAAATTAGGTTGTGCTATTTTAAAACGATTAGTAGAAGAAGACAAAATTTTATTAAATGATGAACGAATTATTCAAGAATTGATGTCATTTGTTTCCAAATCAAACACATATAAAGCCGAAGAGGGTCAAAATGATGATTTGGTAATGACATTGGTATTTTTTGCTTGGTTGACAAGACAAGAATATTATTCAGATTTGATTGAAACCGCAAAAATGAACTATGAAGAGGCAAAGAAGCCAGAAGATGACAATGTTTTGTTCATGTATGGAGAAGATGATGACGGGAACGAAAGATTTTCAGATGGAAATGTAGTTTGGTATCCTACATGAAAAATCTAAATAATACAGAATAAAGGTAAAAAAATATGGCATCCTTAAGTTCCTTTACTAATCCAAACACATTCACCAAAGAAACAAGATCTCGCCAACTCATTGCAGGAATGTTGGCAGGATCAACATTTTTTCCTTATAATGGAGTTAACGGATTTACATACTCTGGAAGCACTGCTACAGCAGATCCAGGTGGTATGTTTGGATGGTTGATCTATTCTAGATCAAAAATTCAATCACCTACAAAAGGATATACATACGATACTTATATCGAATATAGCGATCCTAATAGCTTAGTAAACGATCTTAACGCATTAAATGGTTGTACATCGGCACTAATAAACACAGTTGCTGGTGGTATTACATATTCGTTCTTCCAAAATAATGGCGATAACACCATCAAGGGATTGACGAATGGTAATAATTTCCTATTAGCCTTGAATTACCTAGCATACGGTGGTAAACTTGTTATTGCAGGAACCACTGCTGGGTTTACAAATTATCAAGCAGATAAACAAACATATATTGATGTTGTAATGGGAATTACAAATGGAACATCAGTTCCTTTTGCAGATATCTGCAAGTGGGTTGAAACTAATCCATACTGTGTCGGAGTTTTCCCAAGTATAAACAACGGTGCAGGTTATACTGCACAAGGATTTGATGGAAACTTCAGTAGCGTTGCTTTTGGAGATACTCCAGTAGTTGCCGATAGAGTATTCAATGTTTATGGTACAAAGACTGTAAGTTTGTATAACACAAGTTCTTTGTTGACTAACAGCACAATAACTTATTCACAAACAACCGTTCCAGATATCTGTGGTTTCTTTGCACGCTCTAAAGATAAAGGCCAATTGTATTTGACAGTTGCAGGCAAAGATAGATCATTTGTTTTGAATGGAAATGTAGACAACTCTGTTTCTTGGTCAAATAGTACTTTAAGAACTATTCTAAAAAATAACAGAGTAAACTTCTTTATAAATTACAATCCAAAATTCTTAGGACAAGATTTGGTTGGCGCATCAGCTTCTTCAGTAGATGCTACAGTCAACGAACGTGTTGGTCCAGCACAAATGAAAGCCGCCATGAACAGAGACATCACTCAAATAGGATTGAAGTATCTATTTGAGCTTAATAATCCAGCAACTCGTGGATTAGTAACAAGTGATGTTTCGTCATATTTACAACAATATGCAAAATTCATTGATACCACAAAGACACAAATTGTTTGTAGTTCTGCAAACAATACGGACAATTCAACAAATCTAAACATATTTGTAACAGTAACCCCATTGCTAGGTCTAACCTCATTTGTTGTTAATGTAAATTTGTCAGCATCATAAAATAAAAATCGTATATGACAAATTCAATTAATGATTTCAAATCAGCGTTTAGCGGCGGTTCCAGAGCAAACCGTTTCGTGGTAAACTCGGCATTTCCAAATGCAGTATTGGCATCAAATAAAGCATATCAAGTTGGTAAATTTAATATTTCTTCAGCATCATTACCAAAAGCAGATATTGGTGTAATTGGAGTTCCATATAGAGGAAGAATGGCATATTTTGCTGGAGATAGACAATATAGCGTTTGGCCAATTACAGTGTACGACGACAATAACAACTATATCTGGAGCGCATTCCAGAGTTGGAAAGAACAATTAGATGGTCATATAACCCACACAGTTGCAAGTGGAGATTTTACTTATCAATCATTACAGACTGTATGGAATGTCGAACAATTGGATAACAATGGAAACACTGTAAGAAGTATCAATCTTCACAATTGTTGGCCAAGTGAAATTGGTGGTATAAATTTTGATATGGGATCATCAGAATATGTCAGTTTTCAAGTAACACTGACATTTGACCACATCAGTTATATTGGAGGTACGTTGAGCTAATGCCACAAACTTCACTAAACGATTTTAAAACAAACTTTGACGGTGGTACTAGACAGAACAGATTTTATATAGAAGGAACCATTCCATTTGGAAATGGCGCTGTTTCTTCTTTTCACGTTCGTTCAACATTAATACCAACACTGCAGACTAGTACAATTGCATATGATTATATGGGAAGAAAATCATATTTTCCCGGTGAAAAGATGTATTCAACATGGTCTGTTTCTGTAATTGATGATCCATCATCACAATATGATTTGTGGGCACAATTCAATATTTGGCAGAATAATATCAATAACCATGAAACAAATCGTTCAGACATAAGTCTCCAGACTGGAACTTTTGCATCATATAAAGCAAATGGATGGAAAATCAATCATTTAGATTTGAATGGAAGCATTATTAAAACATTTGTACTAAATGGTTGCTGGCCCCGTTCAATAAATGAGATTAACTTCAATATGTCTCGTCCAAATGTCATAAATACCTTTAACGTAGTGTTTGTGTTTGATAGCGTTGAAATTTACACTCAAGATAACCCAATCACTGCTAGATACTAATGTGAAAAGGATTTATAATGGAAATAGACATTTTTGGATTCCAGTTCGGTAAAAAGAAACCCACAAAAGAAGAACAAAAGGACAATTTACTTCAAACTTTTGCGGCTCCAGAGATTTTTGATGGAACTGTAACTGTTGATGCTGGTGGTTTTTTTGGAACAGCTCTTGATTACGCTGCAAACATGCGTGATGAAGGTGCTTCTGTAATTCAATACAGAAATATGTCTATCTATCCAGAAATAGACAATGCAATTGAAGAAATTGTAAATGCTTCAATAGTACCTGGCACAGATAGAAAACCTGTTAAATTGGATCTCAAAGATGTTCCATTAGCAGATCCAATTAAGACAAAAATTTATAGAGAGTTTGATAATATAATTCATTTGTTAGATTTTAATTCAAAATCTTATGAAGTTTTTAGAAGATGGTATATTGATTCAAAAATTTTCTATAATCTTATTGTAGATAAAGATAATATAAGTGATGGAATTAAAGAAATTGTTCCAATTGATCCTTTAAAAATCAAAAAGATAAGAAAAGTTGAAAAGCAAAACGAAAAGGCTGGCAATCAAACAATTGCAGTCATTAAAAATATTGAAGAATATTATCTTTATATAAACACAGATAAAGACAGTTATATGTTGACTGGTCCTGGTGGATTGCATTTGTCAATGGATAGCGTTGTATATGTTCCATCAGGTGTAGTTGATTTGAACACTAAACGTGTTCTTGGATATTTGCACAAAGCAATTCGTCCATTGAACATGTTGAGACAATTGGAAGATGCAGTTCTTGTTTATAGAATTGCTCGTGCACCAGAACGTAGAATATTTTATGTAGACGTAGGCCAATTACCAAAACAAAAAGCCGAACAATACATGCGCGACATGATGAGTCGTTTCCGCAACAAACTCATCTACAATCAATCAACTGGTGAAATTCGTGATGAGCGCAACCATTTGAGCGTTCTTGAAGATTATTGGTTGCCACGTCGTGAAGGTTCTCGTGGAACAGAGATCACAACACTTCCCGGTGGTCAAGCAATGTCTCAAATTGAAGACGTTGATTATTTCAAAAAGAAACTATATGGTTCTTTAAATGTTCCTTTAAGCCGTTTGATGTCAGATCAAACAGGATTCAATCTAGGTCAATCTGTACAAATCACCAGAGAAGAAATTAAATTCTACAAATTTATTGAACGTCTTCGCCATCAATTCACAAAACTCTTCTTGGATCTAATGAGAGTCCAAATGATTCTCAAAGGAATCATGACAGAAGAGGATTGGAACGAACTAAAACCATACATTAAATTTGTTTACAACACAGACAACTATTTCTGGGATTTGAAGGAATCCGAAATCCTAGGTGAAAGATTGAAGATGTTGTCTTATGTAGAGCCATACATTGGAAGATATTTCTCAACCGATTATGTCCGAAGCAAAGTTCTTCGTCAAACCGAAGAAGAGATGAAGGAAATGGACAAGACAATGGCTGTTGATAGACAACGAATACAGCAAGAACAAATGGCACAGATGGCACAACAGCAAGCTGCACAGCAGCAGGGACAACAGGGATGAGCTACGCAAAGAATATAATTCAAAGAGGAATATCTGAACTTGTCAGCAGAAATGATGAATTATTCAAACAAAATTTGATGTATGCTTTGTCTTTTAAATTGAATGAATCGATAGAAACCACAAAAATTGAAACACAAAATAAAATTTTTAAATCTGTTCCTGTTTCAACTAACATAACAGAAGATGTTGCAATCTTTTTAAACTTTTTGAATTCTTATAAAATTCAACCTACTGATAAAATTTTATTAAAGAACAATGATGTTATAAATATTAACGAATCAGAAATAAAATCAATTCAAATGCTTTTTGAGCAATTGAGTCCGCAAAATAGAGAAAAAATGGCTGAGACCATTTTTAATGATACAGAAACATTCAAACAACATTTAAATTTTTATAAAGAAACACAGGAATTGATATGAGCGACAAAGTACAAAAAATGATCTCCCACTTGGTTGATGAAAATGCAGTTGCCTTTAAACAAGAAACAGAAAAGGCTCTGTATGAAAAAGTAAATCAACGAATCCAATCTGCCTATCAAAGTATGGCAAATTCACTAATAAGAGGAAACAATGAAACTAATAACAGAACTAACTGAGGACGTAAAGTACATCAAAGAAAACCTTGGTAATGGTGATAAGACCTAGTATATCGAAGGTATCTTTATGCAAGCAACCGTTAAGAATCGTAACGGTCGTGTATATCCACAGAATGTTTTGTTAAAAGAGTGCAAGCGTTACATCACAGAGTATGTTGATAAAGGCCGTGCTTTGGGAGAATTAAACCACCCAACTGGTCCAACAGTCAATCTAGACCGAGTATCACACATTGTAAAAGAACTCAGCGAAAGTGGAAATAGCATTGTTGGTAAAGCAAAAGTTCTTGATACTCCAATGGGACGCATCGTCAAAAACTTAATTGATGAAGGTGCACAATTAGGCGTTTCAACCCGTGGTATGGGTTCATTGAAATCAAAAAATGGTTATCAAGAAGTTCAAGAAGATTTCATGTTGGCTGCAATTGATATCGTAGCCGATCCTTCTGCACCGAATGCTTTTGTCAATGGAATCATGGAAGGAAGAGAATGGGTTTTTGAAAATGGTTTATGGACAGAAAGACAACTTGAAGCTTCAAGAAAGTTAATTAAGAATTCCTCAAAGAGAGAATTAAATGAAAACATTGTAAAGGTATTCAAGCAATATCTTGGGGGCTTATAATGTTCAAAATAGAGTTGCATGAATCTACTAAACAATATATAAAATATGTTTTGAATGAAGCAAAAGGACCTCCTGTAGATTTGGATAAATCTGAAAATAAAAAACGAGCACCGAGCAATCCATCTCAAATGGATTACGAAGAATATAAAAAAAATATTCAAAAAAGTATTGGTGGTCAAGCAACACGTGATGCTACTAATAGTCGTATACGTGGCGGCTTTGGCGCACCATTGATGCCGGGAGAAAATTATCAAGATAGAACTGGATCGGGACCAGTAAAACAAGGTGATTTGCTTTATAATTATACCTCATTATTTGGAAGAAGTCTTCCCAATCTTCCTGGTGGTACAGATGATGCTACTAAGATGGCAGCAATTCTTGAGCCATATAAAGATCTTCAAAGAATTAAATTACAAAAATCATTGACTCCTGATATTGCATTGAAAGCACAAGGTATAATAGGTGTTGAAAGTGCACATCTAAATCAAGCAGGAAGTGCATCCACTGGGTCTGGTGTTGCTCAACCTTATAAAGCTGTTACAGGAAATGCAAAAAATGCTGCAGAAAAGAGAAAAGAATTAGAAGATGCCGGAATGGTTGCAGCAGGAAGTGGTCCTGGTGGAATTAAACCAATTTCAGATGTTGATATTGAAGCTTTTTATGATAAAGCACATCAAGCAAATCAAGATGCTATTAAATCTGCAAAACAACAAAGTCAACCACAAACCAACCAACCAAATGCTGCTTCAAATACTTTTATGTCAAAAGTAAAACGACATGCAATGGCATTGCAAGGCTTAGGTGGATTGGATCCATATTTTGGAAGAGAACTTGCAGCTAAACTTTTGGGTGGTGAATGGATAGAAAAGATGACACAAAATATTGCACCTTCTCAAGAAGCAGGTGTTATTTCAAGCATGGGATCAAAATCGGCATTACGAGGATATTAAACTAAATTTTTACTAAATAAATAAGTCAAGGATTAATTAATCATGAAAAAGAACAAAAAAATCAATTTAGCAGAAGCAGCCGCCCAAGTAATGGGTGGTCAAAAAGTAGTTCAAGACATGCTCGGTGGCACAGACCACGATATGTCTGGTCGCGGATCAATGATCCCATCACCAGTTGAAGC